GAACCCTGAACTGCTCGCAGGTGTTACATCGTGATAAAATGTAAGAGCGTTTTGCGTAGCCGCTCCTGTGGAATCATAATCAACAACGAATCGCTTAGTGTATTTAGTATATAGCGTTGGAGAAATTGTAAGAATACCAGTTGAATCGACTGTAAAAGAAGCATAGTTTGCAGTATCATACCCAAGTCGTAATTGTTCTGTTGTTGCGAGCGAGTGAAGTTTTGCGGAGGGTGATGTCGTCCCGATGCCGACGTTGCCTGCAGAAAAAATAGTTGCTCCGCTTCCTACTTCTTGCGGATTGATAATTAAATTAGTTCCGTTATAGTAAATTGAAGCGTCTGAACCTGCCCCATAGACGCTTCTATAATTTGTTCCATCCCCGTAATGGAAAAAATTACCAGCATATATTTTGGAACTATAAGCGTCTCCAATCTCAGTAAGAATATCCAACCTGTTGCCATTAGGAAGATAAAGCATCCTATCTACACCACCAGCCACTCCTGTTTGCTCCAAAAGTTGCGAGCCTCCAGGCCACCTTATACTCCCAGTATGAGCAAAAGCAGAAGTTCCAGTTGCCCCATTAATATATAAATATAATCCGAATGTTCCGTTTCCTGTTGTGGTGAGGTTTCCCGAATCATCAATCCCCAACTGTCCCGTAGAACCTGCATCAAGCCCCGCAAGGAAGTTCGGTGTGCCGTTGATTATGTCCTGCGGCGTAGTTTGGTCAAGTTTGAGAAAATAATCATCTATGGTATCAGACCCCCAATAATAATCCAACTCGTCTGTAAACGGGTTTTGTTGCCATTCGGCGTTTGCTGTTAGGCAGAATGTAATTATAAATAAACAAAATAATTTATTGATAAGTGAGTGTAGCACGTTCCTCCCACTTGTTGCTAAAATCCTGATTACCGTTAGCCCATTGTATTATAAAGTCATTTCCACTATATGTAATTTTCATTATTTTCCATACTGCTTGGCTTTCGGTAGCACCAGCAAAGGCTGACCACCCAAAATATTCGCAATTATTAAGTGTTTTATCGTCATCATATTCATTTGTATAATAGTCTTTTTTAATCTTGACATACTCCTGCGAATAACAGGTTACGCAAATACCTATTAATAATAGCAAAAATATTATGACTCTTTTAATACCCACTTTAATACCTCTATATAATAATTATATTTAGATACTTCCCCTACAGATTGTTTTTCGTATAATAATAATTTTGTTTCAAACTCTTTTTTCTTTATTATAATTTCTTCTTTTGTGCGTAATTTAGTTTTATTTATCGTATCACACTTTGTCCTCCATTTGTAATACCAACCGAATAAAAACATTTGTACTTTTAGTAAGTTCATAATTCCTTTACGAGTAGTTTAACTACAAAATCCTCGTTGACGGTAGCGTTTGTTATATTAATTGTGTATATCCCTTGAACTATAAATGTTGTAAAATCTCTAAGTATACCTTTAGTCCAGTCGTAAGATTTAACTGTATAGTTATCATCATCAGTTATCGTAACTTTATAAGCTGTGGTAGCAGTTGCAGGAGATATGTATAAATATTTACACTCACCATGCAACGGTAACGTATTTCCAGAACCAGAACCTGCCGAAATCGTTACTGTATTTTTATATTTATAAACCATGTTATTTTATTGCCTCTACTCTTAAACATGGGCTATCTTTTGCATGATAATCTCTAGCTTTTTTCTTTTTAATTTTATCAAATCCGGCTTGTTTCAATACAATTTTTAATCTATTGTAATTCCATCCTATATAATGATTATGTGCATTGTTGTCACCTGACCCAAAAATATTAATCATAAGATTTTCGTCGTTAGGACGTTTATTATATAACTTTACAGTAGCATCAAAATCTGGACACTCAATAATTAGTTTTCCATTTCCCTTTAAAACTCTATGCCAATCTTTAAATAAGTTAGCAAAATCCATGAGATAAGATTTTCTTGGAAAATTCAAATGTTCTACAAGATGATGTGTTTCAATTAAATCTACACTTTCATCTGGATAAGGTAATTCCTTAGTTAAGTCCCATTGAGAATCTATAGGAAGATTTGTGTCATTATCTATATTTACAAAATCTGGTTTATAATCATAGCCACTCCCTAAATGAAGTTTTATTTTAGGCGTTATTATACCTTTTCTATCAAGATGTAAACATTTAGCGTTCCAATTTACAATTATTTTATAGCCTAGTTTTGCTACATCTCGTGAAAATATTATATCATGCCCCTTTATTTCACCAGTTGAACCTTTAAAATTAAGTATTTTTATAAAATAAGAGGGTATCAATGTATTCCCCAAAGAAACCGCACCGACTTCTTCAGTACCTATCTTATTACTAAAAGCATAATGTAAACCAGCTTTATCATAATGCCATACTAAAGGAAGTTTAGTTTGTCTACTTTTTGCAAATCCAGATACAATACCGACATCCTCGTATAAAGATGTTGATAATTGTTCTATTATATCTTTTGGCGGGATTTCATCGTCTTCCCACATATACACATGGCTACCTTTTATTAAGTGAGATTTCATATTATTATATATTCGAGAAACATGGTGAGCCACAGCATATTCCTGATAACCCATAGGTTCAACAAGACCTGATAATAATATTATGTTATTATACTTCGACCTTATTTTTTTAATCTTTTTTTGTAGTTGTTTATTAAATTTAGCGTCACGAGAATCATCATAAAATACTAGCCGTGTTCTATTTTTAGGAAATTTTAATTCTGATAAGCGTTTAAAATATTTTTCAAAGCACCATTTTTTACCACCAAATGCCGTTCCGATAGTAAGTAGCATATTATCATAATTAATTTTTTGATATTTTAGTTTATAATTTCTAGTGCCATAGGAAGAATGATTTTGTAAGCAATGACTGCTATAATATAAGATTGGTTCATTTGTATAATGAAATTTCATACCTTTATTAATCATACGCAACCACATCTCCCAATCATCATAACATTGAATATGATTTTCATTAAATCCTATAAAATTACTTCGTTTTATTACCGTGGTTGTCTGAATATAATTACATAATTTTAAATACTGTTCATCAAATGTGTCGGGGGAATAACGTTGTTGCAATATTTCTTTTGTATCCCAATTTATTTTTAAATATCTTCCTGCTGAAACAGAGGTATTATATTTTTCAATATTGTAAATAAGTTTAGAAATTGCATTTTCAGAAAGCCAATCATCTGCGTCAATAAACATTACATAATAACCGTTAGATTTTTTAAACCCAAAATTCCGTGATTTGTTTGCATTACTATAATTTACCTTATAAGATAAACATGATAAATAGGGCATATTTTTAGTATTATCGTCAATGGTTATAATTTCTTTACTGGGATACGGTTGCGTTATAATTGATTCTATACAGCGTGTTATAAATTTCCCGTAATTACCGTGACATGTTATTATAATAGATATAAGTTTTGGATTAACCCAGTTAGGCTCTCTCCATATTTTTGTGGGACTGCAACTTAAATACGTTGGTTTATTAAATCCTTTTGTTCTCCACATATATTACCTTTCGAAAAATATTTGTACGACTGTGTTTGACCCTGAAATTACGACAATTCCATAAGATATAACTCTTGGATATATAAAAAATCTTCCATTGGTATCGTAACTTGTAAATTCTGCTTCGTCTATTACTTCATCGCTAATTTGCACGTCTGACGAATCAGCGTCATATATTTCACAAAACATTTCTGCATTAGACGTATTGTCGTATTTTTTAGTAATTGACCATCCAATAATTCGGTCTTTGTTTGGGTATATTGATGTTGCCGGAATAACAAAAATCTGAGTTCCGCTAGTTGTATTCGCAATAGAATATGTCATAAATTCCTTTGCGTCATATTCAAAAGAATTTGCGTATACCAATGGACACATACATAATACTATTAGTATTAACGATAAATACTTTCTCATTAAAAGCCTCCGTTTTTTTGTCTTGAAGTTTCAACCCATTTAGATTTTGTGCTATCATAAACTAATGTGATAACATCATTATTGCCTATTGTAAAAGATTCGCCTCCTTTTAATTCTATGCCAGTACCATTTTCTAATTTTATATAATTAGTATCGGACGTACCATGAATAGTAAGTATGTCACCATTTTGCCCTGCTGATATTTGTGGGTCGGCAGTTATATCTGTTGCACCACTTCCAACTACTTTCATATAATAATTAGACCCAAAAGCTATGGTTTGTCCTACTTCTAACGTTACAGAGCGTGATGTAGTAGAATCAACGCTATGTTGAGGCGTAATGCCTCCTACGGCAGTTATTGTGAACGTAGTGGGTGACTCTACTGCTGTTGTGGTATCTGCATTATCTCTTGGCGATAATGCTAATTTCATATTTATACTTTGGTTCTCTTTAACATCGTCATAACAATCAGGACAAACTAATAGACCTTTGTTAAGTTTTAAGCATGACTTCTTAAACTTAAATTTACACCTATCGCAATCATATAGTTCTGGACTATTGTTTGACATTGAAATCCTGTAAAATATAATTTAATGAAACTGTTTTAAAATGGTCGCATTTTATATCGAAATCTACATATAGCTTAAATCCTAAGTTCTTGCAGAACTTACAGAATGTAATATCGTCTGTTATCATAAGGGCATATCCTTCACCATAAGATAACCTAAAACATGGTAATGTTTTAGTACGTTCTAATACTTCACGTTTAATAAGCATAGCCCCTGTACCCATAGCGTCTACTTCTTTAAAGCCAGTTTCTTCCATAGGATAGGGTAAAAATCTATGTGGATTCTGTGGATTTTTACGATACCCCGAAGAATGGATTTTACCATCAAGATATAACGGATATTTAGCACCACACACATCTACATCTCTTGCTAACAATTTTTCAATTATTGTATCAGGGCAGGCTATGTCGTCGTCCATAAAGAATAAATGTGTAAAATGTTCTTGTTTAAGGAATTTTGATACTATCTTGCCTCTTGAGTGTTCTACAGACATAGTTGATTGCTCTACGATAGAAACAAATCCCTTACTAGCTTGCATACATAGAAATTCAACAGCAGGAATCATTACCGCCCCTCTACTCGGCACTCCTATCATAACTTTTTGAATATCCATTATTCCACCTGCAATGCCCCTAATATTGTTACTATTATAAATGCCTTATAAGGCTCAAACATTGTTATCTGGAAAAAACATACTAATACAAAAGAAAGTATTGGAATTATTTTCCATGACTTTTTAAATTTCATAATTAGGGTGCTTATAAATCCTATTATCGGTATTAATATTGGAAACCCTAAAAATGCACCAATGCTTAAATAATCATTTTGTCTAAATAACCACCCATATTCAATCGTGCCAATTTTTTCTACCCATATCATATTATCAGGAAGAAGATATTTATTAAACCCTGACCCTACAAATGGGTGCTTTAATATCTCTTTACATAATTGAATCCAAACATATGGACGACAGTTGAATTTCAAACATAGCCAATCGTAATTTAATACTGCTATTATTGCGATAATTAATGTAGCCAATATGCCAACCTTTATGTACCCCCGAATAAAACTATATATAACTATCGCTAACCCCAACGCCATTAAGTATGACATTTGACCACAATAAACGCTCTTTTGGTATAATGGCACTAATGCTATTGGAACTGTAATCCATAATAATGATAAATTTTTCCCTCGTGTCGCTATAACCCAAAACAGTAACGTCCCAAATAATATATAAATAAATCCTTCCGACATAAGGTAAAAATTCAAATATTTATAACAAACTGAATTGATATTTACTACCCAACTATGAACAAATATTCCTGCAAATGACCATAATAATAATAACGTTAACCAAATATTTCTATACTCTTTATAGCGTTTAATTGACATTGTTAAACATAATAGAAATAACGTAAAAAATACTAGATAAAATCCTTGAAATTCTTTTTGCAAATAGCCTATAGGAATAACTCCTAAACACACAACAATGTCAAATAAGGAAGGCATTGGAGATAAAAAGAGCTTTTTAATGCCCTTAATAACTATCTCTATTGCCTTCCTTATTATTGACATATTATTACTTCCTATCGTAATAAATCGTTACAACTGTGTTCTGACCTTGCACAACAAGTAGCAGTTATCTTGTTACCGTCATTCGTACCATAAATATAATTATTGGTTATGGTATATGCCTGCATGGTTTTATTCTTATCAGTTGACATATAGTCAACTCCAAATGCAGAACTACAAATGAACGTCGCAATAAGAAGTGTAAACAATATTTTTTTTATATTATTTTTCTCCTTATTGTCCGGCCGACCAATACAAGCCAAGAGGATTGTTTACCTCTACCGAAAATCTGAATGTAGTTTTCATCAGATAATCGCCTGTATTGAAATCGCCGTCTTTTGCGAAAGTGACCTTACGCCTCTCAAACGCTATCAAAGGATTCTTGTCAGCTATAAGTCCCCAACCATCGGCGTCAGTTAAATACGGACTAACTATTAGTTTCAAGTTTCTTTCTTTGATAGTATTTTCAGAGTTGTTAGCACTTTCAGGGTCATAACCAGAGTTCAATAACTCTTTAGCTTTCCATGAAAGACCTGTAGGAACTACAAGTGACGTAGCTTTTATCATCTGTTTCTTGCCACTACCATCACTTGTCGTTTCAAGAGCGTCTATTGCACTCTGTAACGAAGAAGCAGATAAGTCTGCACCAGGCGTAAGAAGATTCGACCAAGTACCACCACGAAGGGCTATATGACTATTTGAGAAAATAGCCAAACCGTCACCTGCTGTGTGATAAGTCGTTGAAGTACCATTGTTCCATATGTCGTGAACAAGTACGTTCAATGTTTCTCTTCCCGACCTACCAAGTTCTTTGGTATTATCTTCAAACACAGAATACAAATCATCATCAATCGCTTCTTCGGTGATACGGCAACCTAAACCGTAGGTTTTATGAGTCCAACGCTTTGTCGGGCCTTGAACCATCTCGTCATAGGTTATCGGTTCACCTTCTGGCTTTTCGGGAACATACCCAAATCCAGAATAAAATACACTTTCCTCGTATGCTCGCTTTGACGTTTTTACATTACAAAGTTCTCTCCACAATTCAGGGAGTTCTTTGAATGAATCCACGGCAAAGGCGAACAGACCAGGAGCAACCGTTTTATTAAACGTTGACCTATTCATTTATTCGCCTTTCTTTATACTGCCGTGCCTATCGCACCAGCATTAGCGAGGTGATAGTTAATCCTAACTATCCACTTGCAGTAGTCACCAACGGTATTCCCTTGAATATCGTGAATGTCTACAATTCTGAATTGAGCATTAGTGGCTGTCGTGAGCGAGCTTGAATCAAGCTGTGCGTCACTTCTGCCATTAATGGTTGAACCAGTGCCAGCTACAAAATCAACTCCTGACCCTCTGGACGTTAAAGCAAGGTCTGAACCAACTCCATCTTCCTGAGCAACAAATAATTGCCTCGGATTATCAGCGACAAGTATATATCCCGCCGTAGATGCAGGACGATACTGCGTAGGTGCGAGAGTAGTATCATAAGTGCCAATTACTATCCCACTTATGTAATGCCCTGCTCCAGCAGTCGCTATAACTACACCACCATCAGCTTCCTGTACAACAGGGTCGCCAATATATAATGCAGTTGACCCATCAGCGTCGGCATAATACAATCTTGCTTCAACTGTTCCATTAGGAGAAGTGACTGGCATAAATCCTAACGTATTATCTATGTTAGCCATTCCCTTTTCTCCTTACGTTTAATTAGAAGTCACGACCCTGAGTCAATCCTTTAGGATTATCGTCAGAATCATCACCGCCAATTTTGGCATCATAGAAACGAGGGTCTTTCTTTATATCTTCGGTGTAATGTTTAACTGCGTCACGAGAAGAGTCACTTTGGTCTTTTGTAATAGCTTTTGCCATTTCAATATTCATATACCCAAGAATATGGTCAGGGTACATAGCATTTTGATAACCACCATGCACAGCAAACCCTTCTTTGGGTAAGAATGGGCTATTTGTCCTATTACAAATTAACCAACCCTTTGCCCTATTTCTAATTAAATATCTTTTATCTCTACTAAGCCATCTAAACTTTTTGGTAACGCCTTCAAGTTTTTTTGCTTCTTCCGGCAATTCCCAACCGTTTATCTCTCTTCGTAGTTTAATTGATATTTGTTCTTCAGTAGGTTGTGTCGCAATTAAATCTGCTAAGTCAGCGTCACTATTTGAAATAATAGACTGCCTATTTAATTTTTCTTCGCTCATACAATTACCTCTCCTCCTTTTTGTGTGCGATTCACCATTTGGGCGTATCGCTCAAGGGTAACACCTCTATCTTTAAAGTTATTCTGCCATTCTGCCATTTGTTCTCTTGTGAGAACAATTTTGTTATTAGAAGGTGCAGGACGACTTGAAGATAAAGGTTGATTAACTATACGAGCTTGTCTATTACGTTCATTAGTTTCGGCTTCAGCACGAACCTTAGATATAACGTCATTACCACCTTTTCCATTAGCCATTAATTTTTTCATCTCTTTAACGACTTTCATCGGGCCTATTGGAGAGTTACGCCACTCAGGGTGTTTATCCAATACGCTCATGAACATATCATATTCTGGTGAGCCTTCTTGTTCTAAAGAAGGAAATTCCTCAACTGCCATATTTTTAGAGTCTTCTAAAGTAGTCTGCCAACTTTCGAGCATTTTTTGGCGTTCTTGCATTTCCATCTGCTGTTGCAATCGTTCGTTGTATCTATGTTCTTCAAACTCACGCAATGCTTGAACAGGTGCTTCTGCAAGACGCTTTTCCCAATAGGCGTCGTCTTTAACGACAGGTCTATTATTCATGATACCAAAATCTGGCATACTATTTTTTTTCTCAAGATTAGCAAGCCTTCTATTAGCTTCGTCAAGCTGTTGTTTTAGACGTTGCTTATCTTGGTCAATACGACGTTGAGCGAACTCGGCATTTTTTTTATGCTGTTCTTCCTCTTTAGATTTTGAATCTTCTTCCTGTCGCTTTTTTTTCGCTTCAGGAGATAATGGTTCACCGTTATCATCTAATGGTATTTCAATACCATCGTCTTGAGGTTCTTTTATTTCTGAGTCATCCTCAATAATGACTCGTTCTTCTTTATTTTTTTCTTCTGGCTTTGGCATAGCCGTTTTCCTTTCGTTTTTTACTGGTCTTTTCGTTGACCGATATTTTAAATTATTTTCTTCCTTTACGTTTTTTCCCTGGGCAAGGCATTATTCCTCCTTTCGCTCACTCTCTTTTATTAACGTTTCCAACAATTCAAACCCTTGTTTGAACCCCGATATTTCTCCAGCTTTTAGTCTGCATAGGTTTTCTGATTCTTTTATGGATAAGGTGTGTAATTCCTCAAGTTTTTTAATTATTCGTTTATTATATTCACTTCTTATCCAATCGGCACATGGCTTTGATAGAAAATCTTTAATTTCTTGGACATATATTTCTACTACATTTTTATCCATTTAAAGTTTGACCTCCCATTTGAGCGGCATTATTATCGCTACCAGGTGCGTTTTCCATAGGATTAGGCGTTCCACCAGGATTAACTCCGGCAGGGGCATTAGGGTTTTGTTTTTTCATTCCTGCCGTCATTTGTATCATTTGCGACATCATCTGTTGATGTGCCATTATGTGCTGTTGTAAATATTGCAATGATAACGGTGTCCATTGTTCTTTTTCCATAGTTTGTAAGGGAAGGGAATGTATGAGAATATGTTCAACATGATTTTCTGTTATTTTTGGCTCAACATCTTTAAACCTCCCCTCACGAATTAGAGTGTTTTCATCTTGTGGGCTATCGAAGTCTAACATATTAGGACGTGGGCCGAGATATGTTTCAACGTTCTTTCCATAAGTTTCGAGTAAGTCTGAGGTTGCGTTATATATTTTAGCAGGGTCGGACATAACTATTGGATTTTGGAGAAGCGTAGAATATACAAAGCCTGCGATTTGGCGTTCGGTATTCTTATCGCCCATTCCAGGGTCGCCTTCGATATAAGCGTCAAGTTCTGCGGCGATACGTTCTTTAACAAGTTCGTTTTCTTGGAATATAGGTTCGCCTTTTTCGCCCAATACTTCTCTTTCCATACCTGCGGGCAAGTTCATTTGGACTTGGTGTAGGATTTTAGTCAATGTTTGGGATAACGTTTCACGAAGCCTTTGAGCAGGGAGGTCGAAACGTTGTTCTGCGTTCATCACGATAGCTTGTGTGCGTGTAGCCGTTCCACTCCCACCAACAATATCAGATTCTTTTCCCATGATGTATGAAGAAGCGGCGGTCAATCGTTCAATAAGGTCGAATACAACACGCAGAGTGGCGATTAAACTCTCAATAGGAACGGATATGTCTGGAAAATATACACTTCGTTGTGGGTCTGTTACAGGATACATCTTCAACGGAGCAATAGTATGTGTTTCGGGGTTATAATCTCCACTTGCGTCATAGAATCCAAATCTTTGAATACCAATAGTGTTAGCGTCACGAATTTGTCTAAGACAAGCGTCTGCTTCTTCTGCTAATGGCATAACAAGTTCAATCAATCCTATTGCATAGAATTTAAGTTCTCTTGGTATTAGGTCATGTTTGTCGTATGGTCGTAACCCTTTTTTCTGTATTTTGTGTAATGGGATTGCCGATATTAAAGTTTTAGTTTTGTATTCAATGTCAACCACGCAATCTTCCATAAATCCGTCATTGTCATAATCGTAACTTCCATACCATTCTAAAACGTCCATAGGATATACCCTACGCTTGACGTTGCATATTGATATACGTTCGGCTTCGGATAATTCTTTGGATAATTTAGAAACTATTTCTTGGTCAACTTGTGGTTTAAGTTTCTCATTTACGTTCTTCAATCTTCCTTGAAGTTGTAATTGCTCTAAGTCGGAATAATAATATGCTATTCTTTCAATTACCGGTTCTTTGTTAATATCAAATTGTCCTGGCTGAATATAAAATCTATCAAGTGGGACTATTTCAAGTTTAGGTTTTTCTTTAATATCCAAAACTTTTTGTGTAATAGGGTTTCCCGTTTCGTCCATAACAGGCATAGGGTTTCCCATTTCGTCTTGGGATATTATGGGTTCAACGTTGCCAATATCCTTTTTAGATACTTCCCAAGATACTTTAGTGATACACGTTCCCATTTTGCAAGTATATTTAATAATATCGTCAACTACTCTACGCATTTTCATTCTGACTTTAATTACCCACGGCATAAGTTTGTTAATGCGTTTTACGGTTTCAATATCAGTAGCTTCTACTGGTTTCCAGTTAATTAAATTTTCATTCCACACGGCAGGAAATAGTTTTGCGTGGATAGTTTCTATGATAGCTGTTGAAATACGGGTTGTGCCTGATGACATCCAAGTTTTTAAAGGTTTTTCTGTATGCCCTTCATATTTTTGGATTATTAATTTATATTTTCCTTCCCAATCGAGTTCGTCGCCCTTTGTGTTAGTGCCATATATTTTTTGGTTGCGTGCTTCAACTGCGGTATCGAAATCTTGGATTACAATATCAACTAATTCTTTTTCCTGTTCTTCGGTCAATGGTATTTGAATAGAATTTTCGTTTGCTTGGGCGACTTGCTCTAAGCCTTCAACTTCATCTGGTCTTAGTTCTTCTCGAAGTTCTCTATTCATATTATTTTTTCCCACGCTTTTTATTTTTTGGTTTACTAATAGTTTTTTTGACCTCTATTTTTTTAGGTTCTTCTTGAACAATAACTTGAGGGATAGGTTCTGGCGTATGCTCTGCGATTATTTCACACCTACATTTTAAACGTGATAATTCTATTTCTTCTTTAGGGGGTCTTTCGACAATAGTTTTATCATTACATAATTTACAAAGCAATGTGTACTGGTATATTAGAGGATTTCTACTTTTAAGAGATTTATTTTTTATTTCCATGTTACTCCTTAATTGTTTCCACTATTTCTGGCGTAATAGTTTCTAATTCTTTTGGTTCGTCTTTTATTTCTTTTGTAATACGTTTTATTTTAGACATGAGTTCATCTCTTTTTTGTAAGAGTTCGTTATCGCTCATGTTTGCTATATATGTTAATGAATAATTGTTACCACCTATTTGCTGATAAGTCCCTTCCATTTCTTCTCTTGCACCTTGTAGTGCGTGTTTTACAATACCCATTTTGTTTGAGGTAAACCCTTTTTCAAGCATAACTTGGTATGCTTCCATTCTTACACGTTTATTTGAGATAGGGACTTCGTTTATTTTGGATAGCCATTCCTTGCGTTCTTTGTCTATCACGATACTCCATTTATCACTATCTCTAATTGACTTTACGCTTTCGTAGTTTACTTCTTTACCTTTTTTTAAGAAATATTCTTGTATTTCCGGAATGGTATTAAATCTTCCAAGCATATAAGCTATAGTAGCTTTTTCATCATCCATTAATTTACGTTCTACTAGTTGCGTTGCGTCTAATTCTTCTTTGAGTTTTTCTTTATCAAGTACTTTCGTTTTTATTTTAGGCAGGACTTTGACTTTCATTTTTTTGGTTTTTTTGTAGCATGGTAGACATCTAATGCTAAGATAGTTAAATGTAGAAAATTCTTTATTGCAATCAGGGCAAATACGTTTATATACTGTTTTACTCATATTTTAATTGGTGCGGTTTTTAGCTATCATAAGCAATTAAATGCTAGGATAACCGCAAACCTTGTTGAGGAAAGGTTGTAAGACTTATTAAATTTTTTTATAATAAGAATACACCCCTCCTACCCTTTAGTAGAAATATTTGAGTTTTTTGGTAGAATTATTTGATTAATAGTCAATACGGCGTGTTTTTAGATAAATAGTTTCTATCGTCGAAGGGTCGAATGAAATTTCCTTATATTTTATGTATTGTAGGCTATATCCATTTTTTTTTAAACTATTTTGTAAAATAGCCTTAATCTCCTTACAAGGTTCTTTACAAAATGGTCTTTTTTTGCAATGGTAACAATTTTTTGGCATAGTTAATATATTGGTTTATCGAGGTCATCTGAAACTTTTAT